CGAGATGGAAAGCATCGCTGGTGTCATGGCGCGTCACTTGGAGACCATGCGCAACAAGCACGCCATCACCCTGGAGCACTTGCGCATGGGTGCCTTGAAGGGCGTGATTCTGGATGCAGATGGCTCCGTCATTTACGACCTGTTCGATGAGTTTGGCATCGCACCCGCTGCCATCAACTTTGATCTGGGCACCGCCAACACGAACGTCAAGAAGAAAACCACCGATGTGCTGCGCTACCTGGAGGACAACCTCAAGGGCGAGTTCATGACCGGCATTCACGTCCTGTGCTCGCCCGAGTTCTTTGACGCGCTCACGGGTCACCCCAAGGTCGAGCAGGCCTACACCTACTGGCAACAGGGGGCGGTGCTGATCAACGACATGCGCGCAGGCTTTAACTTTGGCGGCTTGACGTTCGAGGAATACCGGGGCCAGGCCACTGACCTCAACGGCGTGAGTCGGCGCTTCATCGCAGCTGGTGAGGCGCACGCGTTCCCGCTGGGCACGATTGACACCTTCAGTACCTACTTTGCACCGGCGGACTTCAACGAGACCGCCAATACGCTCGGTCAGGTGTTGTATGCCAAGCAGCAACCGCGCAAATTCGAGCGTGGCACCGATCTGCACACGCAGGCCAACCCGCTGCCGATGTGCCACCGCCCGGGTGTGTTGGTCAAAATGACCGTGGCCTGACGGAGAAGGTTTGCCATGGGCATGATCGAATCGATCTACGCATCGGCAGCGAGCGCCGGGCTCTTGAAAGAGGTGGTCTGGATCATTGATCATGCCACCAGTCCGATGCTGGCGCAGGTCGGATTTCGCGCGCCTGATGAGAATCTGCTGGATGGGCTGGCCATGGGTCGTGATTACACGATCACCTACCCGGCGAGTTGTCTGGCAGGTTTGAAAGCCAGGGCGCGACTGTCGGTTGACGGACAGGCCTATGAGGTGCGTGAAGTGCGGGCGGTGGGGGACGGGTCGGAGTGCCGAGCAACCCTGACACTCCTACCCCTCCTACCACTTACGCGCCAATCTTGATCCAGCCATTCCAGAGCATGCGCGCAATGGCAGCGTTGGCGGCGTAGCGGTCAAAGAGTTCTGGATCGAAATCGAGCCCCGCCCAAACCCGCGTGTCTTTGCTGTCTTCGCCGTATGGGTTGTCCTCGAATTCCTTCAGGAAGTCTGTGTATTGCCCGATGCCTCCACTGTCCTCGGGTGGGCAGGCCAAGTCACCCGCTTCGACCCAGGCGTTGCCGCTACCCATGGACCGATCGTCCATGTCTTCGACCGCCTCGACGGTGATGTGGTGGCTCCAACTGTCACCAAAGTCGTAGAGGTACGCGAAGGTGTCGCCGGTACCGAGCAGTTGGTTGAGGCGGAACTTCTTCTCATCAAGCCTTGGCATGTCCAAGTCGTCCCACTCAGGGTTGGGCGGGCAGTAATGCGCGTCCCGGATCTCGAATTCGTGCAAGTGGGCGTCTTTCCAGCCCATCGCGGCCTGCAGAACGTGATGCAAAGCACTCAGTCGGGCCCGCCCGTCGATATGGATGCGCCGCCAGATAAGGGGTTCGCTCTCAGCCAACTCGACGCGCAGTGTGTATTTGCTCGGCGTGGACTGGCTGCTGCGGTGTTTCTTGGGGGCAATGGTCGCCATGGCGTGCAAATCCTTGTTTGAGTGAGTCGGGACATTTTATGAAACCAGGCCCCACCAGCCACAACCTTTAGTTCACACGCGGTGCCACGCGCCACCACGAGACATTGACCATGAAATCCATACGAGAACGAATTCTTCAAACGCTGATGGCGATGTTCCAAAGCGTGGCATCTAACCAAGGTGCCACCTTGATCCGATCGCCCACGACCCCTGTGACCCGTGAGCAGTCGCCCGCGTTGCTTTTGATCGCAGAGTCCGATCAGGTCAGCGCTCGCCCCAACGACCGGGTGGAGCGCCAATTGGTGCTGCGGTTGACAGCGTTGGCCCGAGACCAGGTGGACGGGGCAGGACAAACCATCGATGCCAACGTCATTGCCGATGGGTTGCTGGTGGCTTCGCACCTTTCGCTGTTTGCCAACAAAACGCTCGATGGCTTGGCCATTGGGCTGCAGGAGCTCGACTGCGACTGGCAAGAAGAGGACGCAGACGCAGACCTGGCCGCCATGCCAGCGCGCTACCAGATCACTTACCGCACCTTGGCTTGCGACATCTCGCAGCTTGGGTGAAAACCCACTCACCTTGAAAGGAAATTCAGTGCAAATTGAACTTCTCAAACCCCACGAACACGCTGGCCAGCGTTTAAACGCAGGCGCAGTCCTGTCGATTGACGACACCCAGGGCCAGTGGCTGATCGACCTGGAGGTCGCATGCCTGGTCAGTCCGCCCAGTGCGTTTAGTGCGCACAGTCCCTCCAAGCCAGGCAAGCCGAATTCTTCGTCCATGCCTAGCAACCCACTTTCTCTCAATCCACCTTCCAAACCCACAGAGGAAATTTCCAAATGAGCTACTACGCATCCTTTCAAGGCCGGGTCTACCTCGGTAAACGCGACGTTTCTGGTAATCCGATCAAGGTTCGATCTCCCGGCAACGTCGCCGACCTGAAACTCTCCCTCAAAACCGAGGTGCTGGAGCACTTTGAGTCGCAGTCCGGCCAACGCTCGCTGGATCACCGGATGATCAAAAGCAAATCGGCCACCGTCAGCATGTCAGTCGAAGAATTCACCAAAGAAAACCTGGCACTCGCGCTCTACGGCACAGCAGTGGCCAGCACCGGTGGCACGGTCACCAATGAGCCCATCGGTGGGGCCGCACCGACGGTGGGCGACCGTTACTTCCTGGCGCACCCCAAGGTCACGACCCTGGTGGTCAAGGACAGCGCTGCAACGCCTGCCACGCTGGCTTTGGGCACCCAGTACACGGCAGATACAGACTTCGGTGCCATCCAGTTTTTGGACACCACGGGTCTTACTGCGCCATTCAAGGCCAGCTATGCATTTGGTGATGTGTCGGAAATCGGCATCTTCACGCAACCGCTGCCCGAACGCTACCTGCGGCTTGAGGGTTTGAACACGGCACAGAGCAACGCCCGGGTTCTGGTGGAGTTGTACCGGGTGGCATTCGATCCCCTTAAAGAACTGGCGCTGATCTCCAACGATTACAACAAGTTTGATCTGGAAGGCTCGCTCTTGGCAGACTCCAGCAAGCCCTATGACGCCGTGCTGGGCCAATTCGGTCGGATTGTGCAACTGTGAACCAGAACGGAGCCATGACCATGACCGATTTGGAAAAACTCATCCCCCAAGCGCTCGAGGTGAGCATCAATGGCGAGACTTTGGCGATCAAGCCCCTCAAGGTCGGCCAGATGCCTGCCTTTTTGCGGGCCATCTCGCCGGTGATGCAGCACCTGACCAAGACAGAGATCGACTGGCTGGCACTGTTTGGTGAACGCGGCGACGACTTGCTGTCTGCAATCGCCATCGCAGTGGGCAAACCGCGCGAGTGGGTCGACGAACTGGCCGCTGACCAAGCCATTGTGCTGGCCGCCAAGGTGATTGAGGTGAACGCCGATTTTTTTACCCGAACGGTGATGCCCAAACTCGACGGCCTGCTCGGTCAGGCGAGGAACCTCGCACCACCAGCGCAAGTGGCGACACAGGCTACTGGTTCGACGCCATCCAGCGGTTAATTGCTAACGGCCACCGCTTGAGCGACATCCTGGACTACACCCTGGCGCAGTTGCATGGCTTCTTGCACGCCATCAACCGCCAGGACGGCGCACAGGATGCGCGGTTGCTGTCCCTGATAGCAGTGGGCACCCGGGGCGATGCCAAAAACCTCGACCAAACCCTGGATCGTCTGACGGATCAATCCACTTCACGACCATCTTCTTGACCCTCTTCATGAAAATCTCCCTCTCCATCGACAGCGCCGCCGCAAAAGCACAATTGCGTCAGTGGGGCGGTGCGTTTCGCGAAAAAATCAAGGTGGCCACGGCCAAGGCAATAACTGCTCAGGCGGTGGAAATCAAGACCGAGGTGCGTGCCCATGTCATCGCGCACATGTCAGTGGTCAAAAAGTCTTTTTTGCGTGCCTTCACTGCCCGAATGATCAACAAAGACCCGATACGACTGCCTGCCTTGTATGTGGGTGCCAAGGTTGACTGGGCGGGCATGCACGAATACGGCGGCCAGATTGGCGCAAAGATGCTGATCCCGTTGCATGGCCGGGTCGGGCGCAAGCGGTTCAAAGCCCAGATTGCCCAACTGATGCGCGGTGGAAACGCCTACTTCATCAAAAACGCCAAGGGCAATATTGTCTTGATGGCCGAGAACATCAAGGAGCACGCGCAACCGCTCGCAGGATTCAAGCGACGTTACCGCAAGGCTGAGGGTATCAAACGCATTAAACGGGGTGCCGACATTCCTATTGCCGTGCTGGTGCCGCGCGTGGTCATCAAAAAGCGCCTCGATATTGAACGGCTGGTGGAGGCTCGCATGCCCCAACTGGCGATTGCGATCGAAAACCTGATCAGCACGGTAGACGACTAAAAATGGCCAAACGCATATCGATCCTTGTCGCGCTGGAAGGTGCAGACGAGGGGCTCAAACGCGCCTTGAATCAGGCGCAGCAAAGTATGGACACACTGGCCAGCAGCGCAAAAACGGCGGGCACTAAGGCCGCGTCCGGCATGGCTGAGGTGAAGGCCGGGGTTTCAGCCTTCGGTGAGCAGATCAACACGGCCAAGACCCAGTTGCTAGCCTTCCTGTCCATCAGTTGGGCCGCAGGCAAGGTGCAGGAGATCGTGCAGATTGCGGATGCCTGGAACATGATGTCGGCGCGCTTGAAGCTGGCCACCATCGGCCAGAACGAATTTGTCACCGCACAGAAGGCACTGTTTGACATTGCCCAGCGCATCGGAGTACCGATTGCCGAAGTCTCGACCCTGTACGGCAAGTTGCAGCAAGCCGTGCGCATGCTGGGCGGTGAGCAGAAGGATGCACTGACGATCACCGAGAGCATTTCGCAAGCCCTGCGCATCTCCGGTGCGTCGGCCACTGAGGCGCAATCGTCCTTGTTGCAGTTTGGGCAGGCCCTGGCCTCTGGCGTGCTGCGCGGCGAAGAATTCAACTCCGTTGTGGAAAACAGCCCCCGTCTGGCGCAAGCCCTGGCCGATGGCCTGAACGTTCCCATTGGTCGCTTGCGCAAGCTCGCTGAAGAAGGACGACTGACTGCCGACGTAGTGGTCAATGCACTGATGGGTCAAAAGGAGAAACTGGCGGCCGAGTACGCCCAGTTGCCCCAAACGGTGAGTCAGGCGTTCACCCGACTGCAAAACGCATTCGGCCAGTGGGTATCTCAAGTCGATGCTGCCACGGGCATCACCAAAAAGCTCTCTGACGCGCTCACCTGGCTGGCGACCAATTTCGATGTCGTGATGCAGTGGCTCAAGAAAATAGCCGAAGTGGGACTAGCCGTTCTGGTCTACCGCTTGCTGCCAGCTCTGATCATTGCTTGGCAAACCGCAGGTGCTGCAGCCGTCACGGCAGCAATGGCGACCTCGGCCGCGTGGGCGACTGCCAACCTGTCCGTCTCGGCCGCAGTGGCCAGCGTGGGCGTGCTCAAAACAGCCTTCGCGGTGCTGGGTGCCTTTCTGGTCGGCTGGGAAATCGGTACCTGGCTCTCAGAAAAGTTCGAGATCGTGCGCAAAGCGGGCATCTTCATGGTGGAAATGCTGATGAAGGGCATTGAGTTGATGCGCTTTCAGTGGGAGGCGTTTGCAGCGATCTTTACCTCCGACACCATTGCTGCTGCCACCAAGCGGCATCAGGACCGACTGGCCGAGATGAATGCGGTGTTTGCGGCGATGTATGCGGACGCCAGCAAGGGATCCGATGCTGCCAAAGGTGCCATGACGGCAGTGGCCAATACCGCAGAAGAAATTGCCAAGCGACTGGAAGCCGTGCGTCAGGGCACGCAGGAGGCAGTCGGTCGAGGTGTTGAGGCGGTTCACTCTGCAGTGGAAAAGCTCAAATCGCGCCTCGGTGAAGTGGAACAGGCTGTCACCAAGGCCAACGCGGTCGTGACAGATGCCACTTCCAAAATGGCCGAGGCCTACAAAGGCTTGACCACGCTGGTGGAGGCGGGCTTGCAACGCCAAATCGATGCAGTCAAGACCCGCTACCAGCAGGAACAG